GATTTCGACGTCAGTCACTGGCCGCCTGCGGCAGTAATCCACTTGCTGGATTGGGATGAGCCAAGAGGGATCGATGTGAAGCATGGTCACGTGATCATCCCGCCAAAGACTCGCAAGATAGTCACGTTCAACCGTGACTTATGGGAATGGGCTCCGAAGGAATGCCCGAGTTCTCAGTTTGATGCAATCAAAAGACGAATCTCAGAAGTGCGTGTCGAAGACAAGCTCTATTAAAAAAAATAAGGCTCCCTTATTTCTTCGTACCCGCTACACAGTACTCACGGACTCGGAATGCTATAAGTTCATAGCTAAGAAAAACCCTCCGAATGATCTCATTCGCTTATGGGTTGTCAATATATAACAAATATATAAACCACAAGGATGGAACCCAATGGGGTGACAAGGGAAGTGTGAACAACACTCCCTACCCTATTTCTTCTTTTTGTCCTACTTTTTCTTCTTTCTTTTAACCCCTCCAATCTCGACATTCGCCTTATACTCTGGCCCCGAAATCTCTCTCTTACAAAAAGACGTGTATAGGCCTTAGGGAAGGGGGGGGGTTAGGCGTCTGTGCAACAAGACGACACTAGGCTAATTTAAGATTCTATAGCCTAGTGTAGGGTCTATTTATAGACCCTCTGTGCCCCCCCCCTAATGCTGCCCCCTAATACTGCCCCGGCGTCGAAGTGAGACTAGGGCGCAGTGTGCTATCTCTCGCAAGAGAAATGCCGAAACGCATGCGTGAAGGCCGAGGTGCCGCCAAGGCATCTCGTGCCAAGAAGCGCGCCGTATCTCGATATGGTGCAGCTGCTGTGGCCAAGTACTACACCGGGCCGCGACTTGTCCGTGCCAAAGGTGAGACGGGATTTGTAGACCTTGCGTCAGCAATCTACAACTTCGACACGACAGGTACGATTGCACTGATAGCGACAATTCCGCAGGGAACGTCGGTCAGTCAGCGTGTCGGCAAGAAGATTCGTGTCAACAGTATTCAATGCCGCGGAAACATGGGTCAGAACGCCTCGGCGTCTACCAACGACGTGTGTCTACTCATCGTGTATGACACGCGTCCAACTGGTGCCCTGCCTGCCATCACTGACATCTTGCAGAGTGTCAGTTCTCGCGCCTTCAACAATGATGCGAATTCAGATCGATTTCGCATTCTGAAGCGTGTCGATCGGTCGCTAGTAGGCAACCCTGCTGCCACTGCGTACACGACGGACACCTTCAAGTCGATGGACTTCTTTCTCAAGGTGAACAAGCCCATGCAATTTGCTGCGGCTGGAACCGGAGCAATCGGGGACATCGCACGTGGTGCCCTCTACGTTGTTACCGTAGGGAACAACGCGGCGGGAGCTGCTGCTGCTCAGGCCAACCTCGCCTTCCGTACGCGGTACACGGACGTGTGAAACTTCCCAATGAAAGTTTCCGTAACTTTTTTGAAACTTCCCAAGTTTCCATTAACAACAGTAAATACACGCACACCCTGCACTCCGTGCTGAAGTGTGCAGTGTCCTCCAAAAGATGGAAGATGAGTACTCAAGTTTTGAAGAGGCGATCTGGAATCCATCGGCCCTGCAACAATCGGGCATATGGCCTGTCCTTGAATCGTTCGGAGACGCCGAACAGGTTCGCGCCGAGCAACCAAGTTCTATGGCCTCCGACGAACGAGAAGGTGATCCAAGTCTACCAGTATCTCCATCTGTTAGACGAGTTGCACCGGGAAATGGACGACTTCAGAACACTTGCTTCTTTCTGACTTATAGCCAGACCGGCTATGATAAGGAAAGAGTGGCAAGTTTCCTGCGCACGAAAGGCACTATCAAGCGAATGATAGTAGCCAACGAAATGCATCAAGATGGTGGACGCCATGTTCATGCATTGGTCGAATTCGACCGTAAAAAGGATATTCGCCCCAATTTCTTTGACATTGGGAGTGAACATCCAAACATAGGTATCTGGTCCAATCGAAACCAGACCTATGACTCGTGGTTTGTGAACCACTGGGACTACTGCCAGAAGGAGGACTTATCGCCGATTGTGATCGGCACAAGGCCGAGTGTGGAGCGTAAGCGCAAAAGAGACGAAGTCTTCAAGACAGCGGTAGAGCTAGCAAAGGCTGTGAGTGTGGAAGCTGCCATGCTGCATCTACTCGAAAATGCAACCTACGAGACTGTTACGAAGTATCAGAACGTAGCAGGTGCAATGCATGTGATTAGGCTGAAGGCCAATCAGGTAGTCAACCCTCCCCGGGGGTTAGACTCATTCAAGAATGTGCCCGAGATTCCCGCCAATTGGCGTAATCTCTTTCTGACTGGTCCAACCAACTATGGTAAGACGCAGCTTGCTCGCGCTCTTCTACCGGAGGCTACCGTGGTAAGCCACCGTAATCAACTCACTCTATGTGACTTCTCGAAGGGAATCATCTTTGATGATTTCGACGTCAGTCACTGGCCGCCTGCGGCAGTAATCCACTTGCTGGATTGGGATGAGCCAAGAGGGATCGATGTGAAGCATGGTCACGTGATCATCCCGCCAAAGACTCGCAAGATAG